GAGATTGCAGATAACCTGTTTGAAGCCGCCAACAAAGCGGATCAGGACGTTGTCACAGTTAACGCAGACGGAACTGCAACAGTTGCGGTAGATCCTAACGCGGTTGAAACAGGCACAGACGTTGCGGTTGTTCCAGAAACTACAACGGACGTTACAACTAACGCAGACGGAACGACTGATGTGGTGGTTGATGGCACTACGGATCTCACCACTGCTGCAACAACGGATCTCACCGTAGATGGCGACACAGATACGGACACGGATACAACAGCCGTCACGGTTGTAGATGACGCTATCGAAGGAACTGCCACTGAGATATCTGGGTCCTTGACAGATCAAACTCCAGACACAGACACCAAGACGACGGTGGTTCCAGTGGTTGATAACGATATATCTATGCTTACAGAGATCGAACCGCCTGACGAAGAAGAAGAAGTCCAGGTCGATGTCGAAGACGAAGTAAAACCGGGCGGCGATGTCACAGTTGATCTTGACGAAGACGACACCTTTGTACCTGTGATCACGTCTACTGATGAAAACGGAGAGACGATTACCGAGTGTCCGGAGGGATACACCATGGTTGAGGGTCCAGATGGTCCGATGTGCCAGAAGTCTGTGTCAGCAACTCGTCAACGTGCGGGCGCTGGAACGAGGGCTTACACGGGTCTGGCTGGCAACATAGGACGTACAGGCCCTGGGCAGCGTAGAAAGACTACTACTTTAACCGAACGTGTACGGCCAACAGTTAGAAGCGCATGAACTTACAAGCCTTACCAGAGGACGCTTTAAAGGAGATCTTGGCCTTAACCGAGGCCAAGAAGCGGTTGGACACTCGTGAAAAAGCGCATGATTATTTCATGCCGTTTGCTCATCATGTGTATGAGAACTTTATTGAGGGCCAACATCACCGTGTTATTGCGGAAAAGCTGGAGTTAGTTGCGCAGGGCAAGTTGAAGCGGTTGATCATCAACATGCCGCCTCGACATTCTAAGTCTGAGTTTGCTAGTTTCTTGATGCCTGCGTGGTTCTTGGGCCGAAATCCGAAGCTCAAGATTATTCAGGCGACACACAACACTGAGTTGGCGGTTCGGTTTGGTCGCAAGGTCAGGGACCTTATAGACGATCCACAATATAAGGACATCTTCCCTGATACCAATCTGAAAGAAGACAACAAGGGCGCTGGTAAATGGCAGACTGACAAGGGCGGCGAGTACTTTGCGGCGGGTGTTGGGGCTGCGGTTACGGGTCGTGGTGCGGATTTGTTCGTTATTGACGATCCACACTCGGAGCAAGACGCTTTGAGTGAGAGTGCGTTTGACAATGCGTATGAGTGGTACACTTCTGGACCCCGTCAGCGTCTTCAACCTGGCGGTGCGATCATAATTGTTATGACTCGTTGGGGTAAAAAAGACTTGACAGGCCGTTTGTTGGCCGCGCAGGGCAGCGATATCATGGCGGATCAGTGGGAGGTTGTGGAATTTCCTGCAATTCTGCCGTCAGACAATCCGTTGTGGCCGGAGTTTTGGGAAAAAGACGCATTATTGGGGATTAAGGCGTCATTGCCTGTGCAGAAATGGAATGCGCAGTGGCAGCAGACGCCGACGAGTTCTGATTCTGCTATTATCAAGCGGGAATGGTGGCAGGAGTGGACGAAAAAGGAGATTCCTCCTGTAAAATACATCATTCAGTCTTATGATACGGCGTTTTCCAAGAAAGAATCTGCTGATTACAGCGCGATCACGACTTGGGGCGTGTTTGAGCCGGAGGAGGGCGGGTCTGATAACTTGATATTGCTGGATGCGCGACGAGGTCGGTGGAATTTCCCTGAACTAAAGGAAGTTGCCTATGAAGAGCACGAATACTGGGAGCCGGACATGGTTGTGGTCGAAGCGAAAGCGACGGGTACACCGCTTATTGACGAGTTGCGGCTTCGGGGTATTCCTGCGTTAGGATTTTCGCCAGGAAAAGGGCGAGATAAGGTCACTAGGATGCATATGGTTGCGCCATTGTTCGAAGCTGGTGTAGTATGGGCCCCAAACGACAAGAAGTTTGCGGATGAAGTTATCGAAGAAGTAGTTTCATTTCCTAATGGCGATCATGACGACTTTTGTGATAGCATGACGTTAGCACTGATGCGTTTCAGGCAGGGCGGTTTCGTTTCTTTGCTTGGCGAGGAAGAAGAACACGACGATTATCGTCGTAAACGGGAGTATTACTGATGGCATTGCCACCTCTTGTAGATTCAGGGATTCGTCCCGAGGACATGATTCCGAACGAAGCGTCGGTTGAGGTTCCAGTTGAGGCCCCGATGGAGACGTTTCCTAATGGGGCTGAAGTTGTTGACGACGGTGAGGGCGGCGCATTAGTTCGAAGTCTTGAAGAGATGATTGCAATGGAGGAGTCTATGATTCAACCTGCGCATGACGACAACTTAGCGGAGTTCTTGGATGAGGATTATCTTGGAGAAATTTCGTCAGACCTGCGGGCGTCTTTTGACGATGACATGGAGTCTCGTTCAGAGTGGGAAGAGACTTACACAAAGGGCCTGGATCAGCTTGGAGTTAAGTATGAAGAGCGCAGTGTCCCGTTTGAAGGAGCTTCTGGAGTCACGCACCCGCTAATTAGTGAGAGTGTTACTCAGTTTCAGGCACAGGCGTACAAAGAACTGCTCCCTGCTGGTGGCCCTGTTCAAACTCAGGTTCTTGGGATGCAGGATGCGGCCCGTGAGGAGCAGGCATCGCGAGTCAAGGACTTTATGAACTACCAGATCATGGAAGTGATGGAAGAGTTCGATCCGGACATGGATCAGCTTCTGTTTTATTTACCGCTGTCGGGTTCTTGTTTTAAGAAAATTTACTTTGACGAGGCGAGGCAACGAGCGGTCGCTAAGTTTGTTCCCGCTCAAGACTTGGTTGTTTCGTATGCAGCGTCTGATCTGCAAACAGCGGCGCGTGTTACTCATGTTTTACGGATGGATGCCAATGAACTGCGCAAGATGCAGATTGCTGGATTCTATCGTGACGTTGAGGTCAGCAAGTATGAAGAGGATGACGATGAGGTCCGTCAGAAAATAGACAGCATCCAGGGTACTTCTAAGGGGTACACTGATGATGTCTATACAATTCTGGAGATGCATGTTGACTTAGACCTTGATGGGTTTGAGGACATGTCTCCTGACGGCGAACCTACGGGTATTGCGCTGCCCTATATTGTGACCATTGATGAGGGTTCTGGAAAAGTACTGTCTATCCGTCGTAATTTTGAAGAAGATGCGGGACTCGCCAAAAAGCAGCAGTACTTCGTTCACTACAAGTTTATGCCTGGTCTGGGATTCTACGGCTTTGGTTTGATCCACATGATTGGTGGTTTGGGCCGTGCAGCCACAAGTATTCTTCGCCAGTTGATCGATGCCGGGACCCTGGCAAACCTCCCAGCTGGGTTCAAGGCTCGGGGCGTAAGGGTTCGTAATGACGACGAACCCTTACAACCCGGAGAATGGCGGGACATTGACGCGCCGGGTGGCAACATTCGGGACGCGATTATTCCGCTTCCGTACAAAGAGCCTTCTGCAACGCTAGGACAGCTTCTAGGGATGCTTGTGGACAACGGAAGGCGTTTTGTGTCACTGGCAGACCAGCAGTCTTCAAACATGAACCAGGAGGCCCCTGTAGGGACCACTGTGGCTCTGTTAGAGCGCGGCATGAAGGTTATGTCGGCTATCCATAAACGGCTGCACTACGCGCAGAAGAACGAGTTTCGTGTCTTGGCTCGAATTTTCCGTGACAATCTCCCACAAGAGTACCCATATGATGTGGCGGGTGGGGATCGCACGGTCATGGCTGCGGACTTCGACGGACGTGTTGATGTAATTCCAGTAAGCGACCCTAACATATTTTCTATGGCGCAGCGCGTTACGCTTGCTCAAACGCAGTTACAGTTGGCCCAATCAAATCCGCAGGTACACAACCTTCATGCAGCGTTCCGTAGAATGTATCAGGCTCTAGAGGTTCAAAACATTGACGAGATCCTGCCTCCTCCTCCTCAACCGCAACCGCTTGATGCGTTGATTGAAAATGCCCGGGCGTTAACGGGTGAGTTGTTGATGGCGTTTGATGGTCAGGACCATGATGCACATATCGAGCTTCATGTTATGTTCATGAAGACTCCTATCGTTATGACTTCACCGCAGGTCATGGGAAC